GGTGCATGTTTCATATAATACCAAGGGACCACAAAGAAAACAGATATTAGTAGCTTATAAAAACAATAAAAGAAAAACCAAATACAAACTGTATGAGTAACAAAAAGAAGTTTAAAGATACTGCAATAGGTAAGTTTTTAAAATCAAAAGCTCCTCAAGTATTAGATATAGTTGGAGATGTTCTTCCAGATAAGGGTGCTTTAGGAATAGTAAAGAACTTAATAGATAAAGATGATACTATAGATCCTGAAACTAAAAAAATGTTACACGAACAACTAATAGAGTCTTATAAAACCGAAGTAGCTGATAGAGATAGCGCAAGAAAAAGGGAAGTAGAAATAGCTAAAGTAAGAAAGTTTGATTTTTTATTTACCTTAACTGGCTTGGTAGGACTTGGTACATTTGTTTTTTTAGTATATGCTATCGTTTATATTAACATACCCGAACACAATGAGAAAACATTTTATACTTTAATAGGTTTATGTGAGGGTATAACTTTAAGTATATTTAGTTTCTACTTTGGTTCCTCAATGAGAAAAGATAAATAATCATGAAAGATTGTAATTGTCAAGTATGTCAATGCAGCTCAAGCTGCTCGTGTAAATGTTGTAACTGTTAATATGGAAAAAGAAATAGAAGAATTAAAGTCTCAACTTACTGGAGATATGTTTAAAGATATGGATATCAAAGATAAGATACACAACTTAGAAATGAAGTTAAAGGGTGTAAAACCAGAAGATTCTCATTTTGACTGTATAGGCTGTGGGTCTTGAAAAAATAATTATATTTGTATTATTAATTAAAATCAAATCAAATGGAAAAGATAAAATCAATTATAAATTCGTCCCTTTTTAAATCAGGTATAGCTGTTGCTATAGGACTTATATTATTAGCAGAATCACATCCTTTATATGCTGGCATTGCTCTTGGCGTTGCTTTAAGAGAATTTTTATTAGCATTTAGTAAACTATAATCAAATGGAAAAAATGAATAAAGAAGAAACAGAGATGTTAAAATCTTTGCAGTCTAAGCTATTTAATAATAGAGTAGATGTAGGAGATATTGAAGTCGCAATATCCCGATTAACTACAAGAAAAAATACATTACTAAGCGATATTGAAACCGTTTCAGCTGAGTTGCAAAAAACCCAAGCAGAAATGAGTGAAAAGTATGGTGATAAAAAAGTTAACTTAGAGACTGGCGAACTGTCATGATAATAAGAAAGATATCTGTAGGTGCTGACTATAAGTCTAGCTCAATGCATTATTTAATAGGTCAGTCTATATTGGGTGGATCTTATAAAATACATCATATCAGAATGGAAGAAAACGGTTCCTACAAGATATGGATAGATAATGGCGGAGAGGTGTTTTTATGGAAAGAATTTGGTAAGAATATGCCCGTATCTGTAGAGTATCTTATAGACTTTTAATATGAGATCACCTTTTCATTTTTTAATTAAACCACTAGGCGGTAATAGGTATAAACACACTAAAGATATTAATGGTGTAGATTTTATAGTTAGTTCTTCACAAGAAGACCATACTGCTACAAACAGATACGCTGAAGTAGTAGAGCCACCTATTGTTTACGATGGAGATATTAAAAAGGGAGATATATTAGTTGTTCATCACAACGTGTTTAGAAAGTACTATGATATGAAGGGTCGAGAAAAAAGCGGCCCTTCTTTTTTTATGGATGATTTATATATTATAGATAATGAACAATTCTTTCTTTATAAGGATCCTTCTGTAGAAAAATGGATTGCTCCTAATCCGTATTGTTTTATAGAACCTATTAACAAAGAAGAATCATTATTCAACGATGGCGGTGCTCATGAAAATTTATTGGGAAAAATTAAGTATATTAATAGTGAATTGAAGTCTAAGGGACTTAATATAGGTGATGTTATTAGTTTTCAACCTGAGAGTGAGTATGAGTTTGATATAGATGGAGATAAACTATATAGAATGTTCACACGTAATATTTGCATGTTGGTATGACTACAAGAGAAATAAAAGAAGATATTATAAAAGCTGGAGAACTAGCGGTAAAGCAGTTAGTAAAAGTTGCTAAGGAAGAAATAATTAAGCCTGATCCAGAGGATGAGTTAGCAGCAGACAGGTTAAAGAATGCAGCAGCGACTAAGAAGCTTGCTATATTTGACGCATTTGAAATATTAAATAGAATAGAAGCAGAGAGGTCTTTATTAAACGAAGAGCCTGAAAAAGAAAGCAAGAATAAATCATTTGGTTTTGCAGAACGAAGATCAAAATAAACTATATACAATATTAAAAAAGCCTATCCCTAATACAGTTATGGCTTCTAAAAATAGAGCCAAGACGTGGGAGTATGGTTATCACAAGAAGTATGATTTAGTTGTTATATCTAAAGATGGAACTCTAGGAGATGTGTATGAAATAAATGGAGTTAAAGTAGGACTACCTAAGACACCTAAAAAAGTTGATAAAGGTATTAACAAGTGGCAAACAAAAGAGTATCCTAAAGAATTACAAAGAATAAAAACAGTTTTTGATTGGAGTAGAAGAGATAATGCATTTAAAAATAAATGGGTTGACTTTGTAGAAAATGAATTTGATATAAGAGAGTATGGCTACTGGTTTACTAATAACAACAAACCAACATACATAACAGGGTCTCACTACATGTACTTACAGTGGACTAAGATAGATATAGGACTTCCTGATTTTAGAGAAGCTAATAGAATATTTTTTATTTACTGGGAGGCGTGTAAGGCTGATAAAAGGTGTTTTGGAATGTGCTACCTAAAGAACAGACGTTCTGGATTTTCTTTTATGAGTTCTTCTGAAACGGTTAATCAAGCTACTATATCAAGAGATTCCAGGCTAGGTATATTATCTAAGACAGGGTCAGATGCTAAAAAAATGTTTACCGATAAGGTAGTTCCTATTTCTAATCACTATCCTTTTTTCTTTAAACCTATTCAAGATGGTATGGATAAGCCAAAGACTGAATTAGCTTATAGAGTTCCAGCTAGTAAGATTACAAAGAAAAATATGTATGAGGAAGATGACAATGATGTAGATGGATTAGACACTACTATTGACTGGAAGAATACTGATGACAACTCTTACGATGGGGAAAAGTTATTACTATTAGTTAGTGATGAATCTGGAAAATGGCTAAAACCTAACAATATACTAAATAACTGGCGTGTAACCAAAACATGTCTACGATTAGGTAGTAAAATAGTTGGTAAATGTATGATGGGTTCTACGTGTAACGCTCTGAATAAAGGTGGTGGTAACTTTAAAAAACTGTACGAAGATTCAAATCCCTTTGAAAGAAATGCTAATGGTCAAACTAAAACAGGTTTATATAGTTTATTTATTCCTATGGAGTGGAACTTTGAAGGATATATAGATGAGTTTGGGATGCCTGTATTTAAAACACCAGAAAAGCCGGTGGTTGGTGTAGATGGAGAATATATAGAAACAGGTGTTATAGATTATTGGAAGAACGAAGTAGACTCTTTAAAAGGGGATAATGATGCATTGAATGAATTTTACAGACAATTTCCTAGAACAGAAAACCACGCATTTAGAGATGAAAGTAAATCATCTATATTTAATTTAACTAAACTATACCAGCAGATAGATTATAATGAGTCACTTATAAAGGATAGGTTTTTAACTAAGGGTAGTTTTCATTGGAGAGATGGAATAAAAGATAGTAAGGTGGTATGGGTTCCCAATAACACAGGAAGATTTCTTCTTTCATGGATACCAAAAAGCAACTTACAAAACAATGTAATTAATAAAGGTGGTAGGTATCTCCCTGGTAATGAGCACTTAGGCAGCTTTGGATGTGACCCTTATGACATATCAGCTACTGTTATGGGTAGGGGGTCTAATGGTTCATTGCATGGAATGACTAAGTTTAATATGGATGATGTCCCTAGTAATGAGTTTTTCTTAGAGTATGTAGCGAGACCACAGACAGCAGAGATGTTTTTTGAAGATATTTTAATGGCGTGTGTGTTTTACGGTATGCCTGTGCTTGTAGAAAATAACAAGGCTAGATTACTGTATCATTTTAAGAATAGAGGTTATAGAGCTTTTTCTATGAATAGGCCAGACAAATTAAAAAATAAACTATCTGCTTCTGAGAAAGAACTAGGTGGAATACCTAACTCATCTGAAGATGTTAA